ACAGTACCTGTAAATGTTACAGGCATACCAACATATAGTTGTGCAGTATTTGATGTGTAAAAACAGTTTGGTTGTCCAAACCCGGTTCCGCTACCAGCAAGGCTTGATGTGATTATGATAGTAGTTTGACTTGTAGCTATAGTAGTAGTTGTGTAGTATGTTGGAATAAACTGTATAGGTTGTCCCAGATATAATTGACCCAGATTTGTACCATTAGCTAGTGTTAGATAGTTGTTTGTACTACTAGTTGATACAACTTGTAAATTTGTAAATGACTCTTTTAGTACGTAGGCATTTTTAGTAGTTGTGTTATAGTTTGAAATATAACCATACTGTCCTGCACCTGTTCCTGAGTTGATAAACACACGCATACCAACATAGTTAGTTGGTTGATTTGCATCTGCCTGTGATAAAGTTACATATTGTACAGTACCTGCTTGAGCATCGTTGCTGGCTGTTAGATAGCCTTGACCACCAACTCCGGTTCCTGGATCAGTTTGACGAGTTTGGAATACTGCATTAGTTCTTAATTCTTCTCCGACTGTCTGTACTGAATTACCTGCACCAGTAATAATGTAGTCTGCGTATGCGGTAAATGTATTATTATTGGTAGTTAGGTAGAATCCTAAAGTGGTTGCATTTCTTTCTAACTGTGCACCGTATAGTTTTGTAGTCTGGCCGTTGACGGCACTTGGATATATTGTATATTGTAGTGTAGTCTGAGCAGCTGATGGGTCGTAGGCTGCAAACCAAATTCTAAACCAACCGTTGTTTTGATTTACTACACCATATAATATAGGTGTAAATCCGCCATTAGTTGAAAATGGAGTTACTGTGTTCGCAGCAAAATTATATGTAATACCAGATACATAAGTTGAACCAAAGGTAGCTGTTAAATTAACTGTTGGGCTTGTTCCTTGATATACATATTGGCTAAGAACATAGTTCATTGCTGCACCACTAGGCACTGCACCACCGTATGTAAATGTTGCAATTGAGCTAGCACTTGCAGTTAGTGTAGCAACAGTGATCACAATATCATTAACACTGTCTAAACCACCCACTAAGCTACCAAGAATTCTAAATGTATCACCAATAGAATATCCTGCATTAGGTGCGCCTGGATAGTTTAATGTTACAGTATATGCCGTAGCACTTACTGATACATTGAATAATGCACCGATACCAGAACTTGCTATGTTGACTACTGGGATAGCAGAATAAGATCCGCCGGATGTAGGAATAGTTACAGTTTGTGCAATACCAACACTTGAGTTAAAACTAGATGCTGTCCAGGCATTAACATTTCCGTCTGGACTTGTCTGGTTAATTTGTAGTAACAGCGCTGGACTTGCAAGGGTTGATAGGCCGTTAGTATCTAACCAAGGTTGACTACTAAACTGTCCAATATAGTTTCCGCTATATTTGAGTAAATTAGTAGTTGCTTGAGTATACTGCTGTCCTGCATTTTGATAGGTAATACTTAATAAATTTGCATTAGTACCAAACGCACTTTGTACAGTAGCAGTTGCGCCAAAGAATTGATTATAAATTTTTCCTGTAATAGGACTTTCTGTTGTATCATAACCTTCGGCAATGGCGCCATATTGACCATATGATGAGTTACCGTTAGCAGCACGAATCTTACCACCAGCTTCAGCATAATACGCACTATACGCATAGTAAGAGAACACAGAGATACACTCAGTTAATGCTCCTGTACCGTAACACCATACTCCGATACCATCTTGAATAACTTGTGTAAAGTCATTAGATACCATTGACTTATTACCACCGTTATGTAGACTTCCGTCAATCTTAAATCCTGTACAACCAATACCAAATGTTGTTACGTTTTGAATATAAGGCGAGCGACGAATGATCCATACATTGGTGTCATTAGGGCCGGTACCTGGATCTAGAGCAACGTATGAACCGCCAGTTGGACGTTGGGTTCCAAAGGTATTGGCTGCTGTTAAGGTTCCTAACTTGCCAACTAATGTTACATTACGTAGACCGGTTGCGTTGCGCATGCGGAACATATCCTGTATAGCATCACCGCCAAACACTTGCATTAACCCTGTTCCGCCCACTAGCTGTACAGCGGCTCCGCCTGCTGTTGCACTTACTTGGAATGTGGTTGATGTTAAGGTTGAGCCGATTACATAATAAGTTTGTCCAGCAGTCATTGTACCGCCAGTAAATGTAGTTTGTGCTAAATTCTGTGCAGAACCACTTATACTATAAGTTCCAGTTGTTCCTAGTGCATTGCCTGTTGCTGTGCTACTTAGTTGTCCTGTAATAGTTGTTCCTAATACTAGGCCAGGCGCAACAAGATAGAATCCTGATTGCAATGTTCCTGATACAACTGTAGTAACTGTTAGTGTTGTTCCGGTAATAGATCCAACAAAATTAGTTGCTACAACTTCAAAAGGAACAATATTTAATGGAGTATCTGGATTGCTTGTTACAAATTGTACTGGGCAACGATCGTACATGCCAGTAGTTGATGCTGCCGTAAATGTATTAGTTGCTTTTGTTGATGCTGTTATCGTTGTGTTGATGATTAATTTAGGTTGTACTACTGTACCTCGTAATTCGTCACCGACAATCGCACAATTCTCAGGAACACTGATTGGCAGTGTCTCTGGGAATGTTCCTGTCTTAACCATTATAGTTACAGATATACCTGCATTTGGTGCTGGTAAATTGTTACCTGTAGCATTGGTAATAGCAGTTATAACATAACCAATTAAGGTATCTACACCTGCAACTGCACCAGATTCGGCAGTAGCTTGTCCTACCACTTGATTAACTTGCTGAGAAACTCCGTTAAGAGCCTGATAGTTATTAGCAGGTGCAACTTGATTTACAGCATCCTCTAACAAAGTTTTTAGATAGTTTAGTGCTGGTTTATAGTAAACTGAGTCAGCAGCTACCGCGGTATTATACCACTTGTCTGGATTTTCTTGATTAAAATAAGATTTTGCTGCTGCAATAGTTTGACTATTTCCGCCGCGACCAAGATCGTTAATGATAGCATCAATAATTAATCTAACATCGCGTGGAGTTTTAACAGGATCTGTAACGTAAGTTGATGTAAATGGAAATATATTATTAGTAGCTTCATACACCATGAAATTATAAATTTCTTGAGCCATCCACTCTTTATTGAGTGTTAGTAAGGTAGTTGCATTACGATTAAATGCACCTTTACCAACAAAACTACAAGCATATCCGATAGTTTTAAATGGGGTATCCCATGTTGTTCCGTTAGTTACATAATTGTCTATACCGGTCGTAGCAACATAAAATACATTTGTTGATTGATTAATTTCATTCCATCTTGGTAGAATAGATCCGTCAGCTTGTGTTGTTGCTCTTAATTCTTGTCCTACTGTGCCAATCGGTAATGCAACGTTTACAATTTGATTCTGTGAATTATAAGTTGCATAAGTTAAATCTCCTGTAGTATTACCTGCATTATGTCTTGCATGTAATATTACTGTTACCCAATAGGTATTTGTAGTATCTAGATCTGGTCTAAGTAGACTTGTTGCTGTATGATTCTGTATGCAACGATAGGTAGCATTTTGCCATACAACAGTGTCACCGATAACATAGGCTGTTGTGGTAGCCCATCTATTTTTCCAAGCAGTACCTGGAACTACATATGACCAATAGGCTGCATTAGTGCCAAAGAATGCCAATGCTTGTCCATCGACAGGAGTACCGTTTGGTGCTGCGCTAATCAATAATGTTCCAGGACTTGTAATTCTTACCACACTTTGTCCAGCAGTAAACCCGACACCATTGATATACATGCCAGTTGTAATGCCAGTTGTACTTGCAACTTTTAATGTTGTTCCTGTACTTCCTGATGCTGTATATGTTGTTGGTACTGAAAATGCTGTAGGATCTTGTCCTGCATTATCCGAAGTCGCAGAAAATAATTGTCCACTTCTTCTTACTACGTCACCTACTTTATAATTGACCGATACCGACCAATCATTCATGAATTCGTAACCTTGTGTTAATAAGGTCCAGTCAGTTGCGTCTGTTGATGGAACATTACCTGTGTTATTAACTGTAACACCGACATAGTCATAACCACCGTACTTGACTACATCACCTGGTTGATACGTTACTGATACACTCCAAGTACTGCTATATTCCTCACCTGGCAAATATAAGGTAAATTTAGTTGGATCAAATGTTGTTGTTGATGTATGATATGTTGAACAAATATAAACGTCAGCATTTAATTTTACAAGATCGTTTGCCTTGTAACGTGTGCTTGCTGTCCACAATCCAGTATATTGAATACCATTGTCAACTACAGTCCAGCTGCTGATATCATTTTCAAGACCTAATGCTGCGGTTGCCGCTGATGTATGTGGGGTTGCACAAGTATAAACAATACCACCGTATTTGACTACATCACCGATTGAATAGATTGTATTAGTTGTCCAAACATTTGACCAGTTTGCCAATGTAGCATAGATAGCAAATTTAGTTGCATCAAATGTTGATGTACTTGTATGTTGTGTTGTACAAGTATACAGAGCACCGTGATATAAAACAATGTTATTGGTAAAATAATAAGTGCTAGGAGTCCAAGATTTTTCCCATACATGCCCAGGTACCAATAACAGCCAGATGTTATAGTTGATACCGCTAAGTGCGACAACAGTGTTTAAGTCTGTATTAAAACTTGAAGTTGAAGTATGTACAGCTTGACAAACGTATGTATTACCCTGATAGGTAACAATGTTATCAGTGGTGTATGAAGTACCTGGCAACCAAGCACCTATATAACTGTATCGTAAACTACTTATTCTAAATTCTGGCATGTTAAATTCCTGTCTTGTTAGTTACTTATCAATATATTTTTATGGTAAAATTAACTAACGTAATTATATGTTGTTGTTGCAGTACTGTAGTTATAAGTCTGATTAACTCTAGCTACTAGTACACCTTGACTATTAATATAGTAATACATGTTTCTTTGATCCCAACGATATTGATCAAAGTTTAAATTTGGATAAGGACGGCTGTGATCCGATGCTAGGCGACCATCAAAGAAATCAACACCCCATTCAAATGCTTCAAAGTTGTTTTGAGCAGGGCCCGGCACGTTTATACTAATACCTTCGTTACTGGTCAGTTGATCAATTTTATCAAAATATAGTCCACCGTTTTGTGTTCTGCGTAAGGCATAGAAATATCGTGGATTACCTGTTCCTAGGTTATCTTGTTGATTAAATTCGCCTGCGTAAAATGGAGTACCTGCCATGATCTATTCCTTGTTATTGAATTGTTATGTAACTTGCAATACAGTCAATGCTGCTTGCAATAGAACTGATAACGTTAACTGTCATACTTGGTCCTAGCACTAGTTTTTCGCCACCGTTGATTAATTTTAAACTTTGATTAGCTGGTATTGTAATACCATATGCAAAACTAGCTGCATTGTTATTGTTTGTACCATCTACTAGATACACTGTTGCTTGCACAAGATTAGGAGTAGTATTGGTCAATGTTAAACCTACCATTGTAATTCTCGCATTAGCTGCTGATGTCACTATCGATGTTGCACCAGTTATAGTAGCTGTCAGTGTACCAGATCCCGATCCAGTAACAAGATTGCTTCCGCCTAATTGTGTGCTCACTGTTACTGAACTATTAGTTGAGTTAATCGATGTGATATAATATTGTTGATTTAATGTAATATTGCCAAATGCTGTTACGCCTGAAAATACTATAGGCATTCCTGGAATTAGTCCAGAGATGCTGGTTAGAACTATACCGCTCGACGTACTCGACGTAGCTGTTGTAGTTACTGTTGCTGTTGGTCCTATTCCTGGAAATAAACCATTACCGAATGTTGTTGCCATTGTCTTATCCTAATGATAGTGCTATTGCGATACCAATATCTTGTGCTGTTGCTGCGGTAACACCTGCGCTAGTACCTGCAACTGATGTCCATGCTGTACCGTTCCATACTTCTACATATTGTGAATCAGTATTAAATCTAATCATACCAGTTTCATAAACAACTGGCCTATCAGTTGTTGAATTACCGTACGGTAGTACTACCCCGTTTGATCCGGCAAGTTTTACATAACCTAAACCAGTTTCACTAAAAAGTGTAATACCGCCTGATTGAATATTTGTAATACTATTCTGATAATATCTTAAATTACCTAATACTACTCCGCCTGTACCAGTTGTGGTAATATTAATATCTGTACCAGCTGACAAGCTAGAAATTGTTGCATTAGTTACTTGCAAATTACTTGTTTGTATAGTTGGAGTATACAATTTAGTATTGTCAATAGTAACTGTTATTACGTTATTATTATAAAATCTTATTGTGTTATCTGCTGCGCCTGGGGTTAACTCAGGTGTGATTCGTGTTGCACCGTCATTGCTGATAACGCCGCCCAATTGTAACCAATTGCCACTGGTGTAGCCTTCATATCGTGAACGATCTGTATTATAGCGAATTTGTCCTGCTACTGGACTAGCTGGACGCTGTAGATCTGTACCAGCCGGAATTTGTAAACTTGTTGTACTGTTAATTACAACTGTACCTAAACCTTGGGGAGTTAAGGTAATGTTTGAATCTACGGCAGTATCGGTAATTGTGCTACCGGTAATTTTTAAATTACCTAATACTACTCCACCTGTACCGTTTGTTTGAAGCGTAAAGTCACTGTTAGTTACACTTGTTGTAATAGTATTTCCACTAATAGTAACGTTACCGATGTTAGCTACACCTGTGTTGACTGTTTCAGTATATAGATAACGCCATAGTGCATTTGAAGCACCAATATCATATCTGTTTGTTGTAAGTGGAATTAAATTACTAGCAACTTCACCTGTAAAACTAACCGTAACGTTTGCTTGTACTGTTACAAGATTACTGATCGCTGAAGTATTTGATTGACTAAGTGTTAGTACGTTACCGTTAATAACTGTAACAACTGCACCGACTCCAATTCCGGTGCCAGTAACATAATATCCTACGTTGATACCAGCAGCACTTGCCACTGTAATTGTGTATTCACCGTAGTTACCTGATGCTAAAATAGTAAATGTTGCACCAAGTTGGATGTTACCGTCAGCTGTGATATTACCTGTTACGTGTAGGCTACCATTAACTGTAGTGGGACCGTTTAGATTAATTTGTCCGGTACCGCTAGCTGCAATATTAATTAAGGTCTGCGTACCTAATGTACTGATAGTATTATTAGATAGCTGTAGTTGTCCAACTTGTAGTGTTGTTTGATATACTACAGGATTTGTTCCACCATTGGCACTTAGATTTAATACCGAGCTAGTGCTTGTAATATTGTTGCCAGAAAAACTAATAGTACCTAGTGTACTTGTACCTGGAACTGTTAAATTTGTTGTACGGGTTGTACCGTTTACTGTAAGGTCATTCGTAGGAGATGCAGTGTTAATACCAACACGAGAGTTGACAACATCAAGATAAAGTAGACTCGTCTCAAAGGCTAACGGCACACCATTACGTGTGAGGTTATTCTTTAAGAGCGGACCCGTAATTCGACCAACAGCAGCCATGCGCTCTCCAATTGACCCCGTGTTTCACGGTTAACCACTTTGGAAGTACAACAACTACTTCTTCATCCCTCTCGGGCTCTTTGCGGGTTTACCACAGTTGAATTTCGTAAAAACTTGGTCAGTTTTTACATTAATAGTATTTAGCTGTTTTGAATTTTTGGGCTTGTTTATTAGCCCAAAACTAGAGACCAAAATTCCATAACTTCATAGACTTGGCTGTTTGTTAGTACTGGACTAATACCTGAAATAGGTATCCAGCCATTGATTACAGAATAAACTTCGCCGGCGTTGGCTACTGTGCTAAATCGAGTTGTGCCTTGCTCTGGATTGCTAGGGCGAGTAGAATTGTCGCCGTAGGGAATTACTATACCGCCGGTGCCTGTAAATTTAACATAACCTGTTCCGGTAGCACCTATTGTAAATGCAGAGTCTAATGTATTAGGAATAGTACTGCCTGTAAGTACTAGCTGTGAGGCTATCCCGGTATTGATATTAACATTACCGCTAGCAGGGCTAAGTGTAACATCTGTAGCACCAATTGCTACCCGATTACTAGTAAATGTAACTGATGGATTTCCAAATGTGCCTACTGTACCTGCGGCTAGCGCACTTGCGTATAATTTACTAGTATCAACTGCTGCAATTAAATTGCCGCCTGCGGTAAATCTCAAAGTATTATCTGCTAGCCCCGGAGTTAGCTCTGGAGTAACATAAGTTGTTCTACTGGTATCCCACAAGTTAGTAAAACTAACTAGTCCGCTAGGCTGGTATCCTTCAAAAATATTGTATTTTTTGTTTAGTCGTATCTCACCATTTTGTGATAATGTGCGCCCTGTTTTGCTAACATAGCTAAAAGTACCGGGACTATTCGCTAGTCCTGCAGGAACAGTATAAGGAATAAAGTGTCCACTATCGCTGTAAAATGCGGCTGCTTTTTGATATGATGTTACATAAAGTGTTACACCGTCGATACTAGTTCCTGTTCCGGACCAAGTACCAATAGCGTTATTTAGAGTTGGAATATTATAGGGCCAAGATGCAGAATTTCCTGCTACGCTAGTTGGTGCTGAAATAGTGTATGGATTATAGTCATTGCCGTAGGCTAATTGTAAAGCATTAGTACCGGTGATAGTAAATATGCCAGCACCGTTAGGAACAAAGGTAATACTGTTATCAGCATCATTAGTTGGGCTAGGATTACTATTGCTAATATCATTTTGATTAAATCGTAAATTGCCTATGTAAAGGCCGCCAGTGCCATTGGCTTTTAATGTTAAATCAGTATTGGGCGCAGTATTTGAAATAGTATTTGTAGTACCATCAACAGTAATATTACTAGCATTATAAAAGCTACTGTAAGTTGTACCAAAATAAGTATTTCTCCATAGTGTATTAGAATCACCAATGTGATAAGTTGTATCACTAGGAACACTACCGATATAATGCCAGGGCGGCGGAATTAAGCTACTGTTAATACCGTTTAAACTAACAATACCTAATGCAATATTGCCATCAAGGGTAATATCGCCAGTAGAGTGCATGTTGCCATAGATAGTACTGCTAGGTGCGGTCAATGACATAATACCGTATACACTAGCTGTCATTGTTCCAGCATCGCTAGTTACCCCAAACACTGTGCCACCAATTTGTTCAGTAATTGTTATATGACTGGTATCTACTACATCATGAACATAATATTTCTGCCCTATTACAATACTACCAAATGCTGTTCCTGAAAAAATAATAGGATAACCAACTTGTATAGTATTAGTATTCTGCGTTAGTGTAATTAAATTCCCACTGGGATTTGTTAAGGTAACAGTAAATGTACCTATAGGACTAAAATTTAAATCTTGATTAGGAGTAGTTGATGGGTATGTTGCTGCTCCGCCACTTTGTATTGTATTTGTAGGACCGTACACCGCGATATCGCCGCCCTGCATACCTCTTGATATAGTAATACCTGTAGGACCTTTTGCTTGTAGTAAAAATTTAGTACCTGATACCGCAGTAAGCGATGTTTGTGGTATAAAATTTGTTGAATATAATGCAGTACCTGATACTACTCTAACGTAGGTAATATATGCATTAATATTATTTGTATTACTGTTACGAGCACCAATAGTAAAAGGCGCACTAGTATTAATTGCTTGATTACCAGTAAATGTAGTAGTTCCAACTAATCCACCATCAATGAATACGTTTACTGTAGTACCCGTACGAACTGCGGCAAAATGATGCCATGCATTTGCAGTTGGGCTACTGAATGCTATAGAAATATTAGTGTTAGTTGTAGTTCTAGTAAACCAAGTCATCTGTACTGCACTGGTTACAGATAACATATACTCTAATCCTAGAGTATCGTCCCATTTACCAAAGAAAACTCCGCCTGTTGGAATAGTACCGTAGTAAAACCAACCTTCAACAGTATAGTCTGCATTACCTAGACTTAACGGATTTGATAGTGCTACTGATAATGAATTACTACCTGTAAATCGTACACTACCAAAGTCAGGATTAGCACCTGGTTCATTTGAACTGTACGTTGCATTACCTATGTTAACTATTGTACTGTTTGTAGTGCTAATGTCAGTGATAGTTGCTGGTGCTGGACTTGGTACAACATTAATAGTACCTAGCGGATAAGAAATTGTATTGGTAGTAACAGTCCAATTATTTTGAAATGTTGAAAGAGTGTCTACTAAGAAATTTGTACTAGTTGTAGTGCTACCACTAGCATTATAAACATAAAGTTCATTTAGCGGACTTGCACTACCAATACCAATCTTTCGATTATTACTGCCGCCAAGATATAATACAGTATCGCTGATACCTGTATTGCTGAATTGCAGGTCAAGACCGTTACGTGTGAGATTGTTAGCTAGTAAATTACCGCTGATTCGCCCCATTGCAGCTGACATCTGCTACTCCTTATTGATCAAAACCGATCAATGCTGTTACTGGTTTACCTACTAGTCCAATGTATTCAATAGAATCAACGTTAAATGTTATGTACCAACCAGAAGCAGCAGTAAACGTTAGTGTAGTTCCGCTATTAATTGTTCCAGTAAGTGGTTTGCTTAAACTTACAGTATGATCACTATCAACTGTTGCAACTGTGCCGGATTGAATACTTGCACTGCCTGTAACTATTGAACCTTGTGGAATAACCTTAGTTGCTTGGCTTCCTGAAACACCAAATGTTAATTCACTGCCACTAGTAACTGTTGTAGTTGTTGCTACAGTGGCTACTGGATTTTGTGTTAGTGTATAATTTGATGTATAAAGTTGTGGAACGTTTTCAATGTAGACAAATATATTAGATCCAGACCAAGTAGCGCCATTAGCTACCACAGTAGGCGGTGCTGGATTCAGCGGACCATAATATGCTGTATATCCATCGAGGTTACCTAGCGTCTGTTGGGTAATCTGTCCTGATTCTTTATAACGAACATTGCGCCATGTTGCACTTGCGCCTTCGTAAATCTCAACTTCGTTAGTATCAGTATTATAGCGCATCATACCAACTACTGGGCTAACCGGACGTTGGGCAGTTGTGCCGCTTGGCATCAACATATTGTTAGTAGTATTCATAACAATACTATCAGTCATGTCTACATACATGCGTCTGTCAAAAATTGCTCGACGATTTAACTGTTGTTGTCTAAGGTATCTCATTATACTGGTAAGTTACTAACTGTTGCTGTTAAATTTGTTGTGTCGCTTTTTGCCACTAGCTTGTCACCGTTAGCCAGGACCATTTTTTCTTGATCGAAGCTTACAGTTTCGCCTGCTGGAATTGGTAGTTTGTTAACAATTAATTGTGAACTTAGTCCAACTGATGCGCCACTTGGTACTGCATACAAATACAAATATGATAGACCTGTTAATGGATTTGCTGGATCGTAAACAACAGTATTGCAAACTATGACTGTAGTAATAGCATCACCATTAGTACTATTGCTAGTAAAAAGTGTAGTGTTGGTAGTTCCAATTGCTTGGTTTGATATTGCCATGTTTGTTCCTTAAAATAAAATACTAAACAATAATGATCTATTCTTAGATACAAGTTCGTCACTTGACACTTGATTTGTAAAATACAATCCTGTCTTGCCTGCTGTAGGTCCACTAGATGATTTTGAATAAATCTTGGTAGTACTGCTAGCTAAACTTGGACTTGTGCTGGTATCATCTAAATTAAGAACACCATTAATTTCAACGTTAGTATTTACTGCTGTTAAAACGAGATTATGATTTGCTGATGTATCTTGTATTGTATGCTGATAAATGTTAACATTATCAACTGTCAATCCAGAATTAGTAATCTGAGCTCTTGCTACTTCGTTAATAAAAAACTGTATGCTATTGCTAGTTGCTGTTGCACGACTATTGATAGTTACTGCGTTATTTGGACTGTAGTAGATAGTTGTAACGTCTGCTTGTCCAGGATTTAACGCTGATGATCCTACATAGTTTTGTACAAATAGTTTTGTAACTAGTGTTTGTGGATTTGTAATTGTAGATTCGTAAGTTGGGGCGTTAACTACTACCACGTGACTACCTGCGTTTTGCATGTCAAATGCTAGGTCACTACCTGCTGTAGTACCGACTGACGCTGCCACTACACCGGTTAATACTAGATCTTTTGTTCGACCTTCCCATGCACCTAGTGCTGGACGACCTGTAATTGTTGCAGTCATTGAACCAGTAGCATTACTTACTGAAAAAACGGCTCCGCCATACTGCGAACTAATTGTAATTTGATTAGCGGCTGCTGTTAAAATAAAATATGTAGTGCTTGACTGTATTCCGCCAAACACTGCACCGCTAAACACTACTGTTGCTCCAGCTGACAAGGTAGTAATTGAATTTAAAGTTATTAAATTACCTGTACTAGTTGTTGCTGTTGCAGTCAATGATAATGGTGTAGAATTCCAGTGCGGTAATGTTTCATTAAACAACCATTGCGCTGCACTATAGTTGCCACGCTCTACTTCAATACCAGATACATATCCCACTGTACTGCTAATGCCGTTACCTGTTTGTCCTTGATTAAGGATTAGGATATTATCGGCTAAGAGTGTTTGTGTTGACGAAACTGTAGTTGTTGCACCTGATACGTTTAAATTACCTATAACCGTAATAGTACCCGATGGAGTTGCATCCAAGGTGATATCACCACCGTTCTGAACTGTTACTCGATAGTTGCCTTCACTGACTTTAAGTAATCTTGACATTCTGTATCCTTAGTAGGGGGCCGGAGCCCCCATGCCTAATTAAGCGTTAAGAATCTGAACAGTATCAGCAGTTGGTGTGCCGAATGTCCATTTATATTGCTTACCAGCTGTAAACACTGTACCGATTTGAGTAGCTGTAACTCCAAATGCTGCTGCTGGTGTACTAGCAATAGACACTGGATTTAAAGTACATGTGCGTTCTGTTAATTTTCCAACTAGATATGTACCACCTGACGCATCAACAGCTACAATGTTTAACTCAACACCTTGTGCGGCTGTATAACCAAGTGTGCCGTCAGCAGGTGCATCGTAACGAATACGAGCAACGTGAGTACCTGTTAATGATTTTTCTCCGGCAGCATTAACTACATAGCGTTTTGAAGATTTTTGTTTTTGGATGTCAACTTCAACTAAATTTCCACCAATGTACGCCCAAGCAAGAATTGCATTTTCACGATTAGCTAGGCTACCTGGTGTTGCTGAAGTNTTGTCAGCTAATGCTGCGATTGTTGCAGCAGCGCCTCCTGAACTAAATGTAACAGTAAGAGTTTGTGCTGATTCATTTACAGCATAACCATCACCTGCTACTGAGAAACTAGCACCGTTAACACCAAATGTTGCTGGAGTAACTGTTAATCCTGTACCGCCTGGAGTTGTAGTTGTAGTAGTTGCGCTTGGGCTAGCTACTAGTGCTGTGATTGCGCTTTGAGCGTATGTGCCAGTTCCAACGATTGTAACTGTAGCTACTGGACCAGCTTGTGTACCAACTAGTACGCTACCGTTTGAACCAACTGCACCTGCACCAAATGTTAGTGCTGTACCAGCAATAGCGTTAGCATAAGAACTAGCAACAGAATATGTTGTACCAGAACCAGCTACAATCCAATAACGTGTAGCGGCTGTTAGACCGGAACCTGTTAAACTTGCACTTGTCAAGAAATCCATACCTGGAATGTATGCGGCGCTTGAACCAAATACAACTTGGTTGCTACCGTTTGTACTAGCAATAGTATTGCCAACCGAGGCTTGAATAGTTGTTACTGTAGCTGTAGTACCAGATCCAAAACTAAATGCTTGACCTGTTTGATATGCTTTAGTACCAGTAGAATTTACTGTTAAAGTTAATACACCAAATAGTGGAGTTCCAACTGCTGTTGTACCGTTAGCAACTAATGGTGCTGGAAATGTTGTAGTTAATGCAGTAGCTTGTACAGCAGTGTATGAACCGGCATTTGAAACAGTAATATTGGCTAATTCAGCGCCGCCGATTTCTGAATCATATGCTGTGTAAGTACCCGCTAGACCTACGTTGCGGTTACCAAAATATTTTTTATTAAGAGGACGTCCCATTTTGTTTTCTCCTTATAGAAACACGGCGTTCTAGGCCGTACGCGGTTGGATTTCCGCATAAAATCCACACCATGTGGATCGTACTATGTATTTAGCTGATAATGAAAAAGGGCTCCTAAGAGCCCTTTTACATGTGTCATTATTAAAAACAGATTAACTGAATTTAACGTTTGCAATAGCTACACGACCTAGGTAGTCAGCTGCGTTACCTAGAGATGAAGCTGTATTTGACAACTCAACATAACCATAACGTGTCATGAATGAAACGACTGGTTCAAATGTTGATGGATCTAAAACAACGCCACTGCTCATCAATGGAATGTATGGGCAATAAAACGCTGCTGCATCGCTTTCGCTAGCACCTTTGTAGCCGATCAATACATCAGTTGCATCTGAAGCATATGAGTTAACATAAACTTTCATTGCATTGTTTAATGTACCAACAAACTTGGTGTTAGTAGGAGCTTCAAAAGTACCTTCTGTTGTACGAGCAAATGCGCTAGTAGTAGCAGATTGTAGAATTGTTAAAGCAAATGGACTTACAACAGCCCAGTTACCTGCGCCACGACGTGTACGTTGTGCAATCAAGTTAGCAACACGGTTGATTTGAACTGCTAGAGCAGCATGCTCATCACCAACGAATGTAGCTGTACCTGAAACAGCAGCTTGGTCAAAAGTCTCAATTGAAGAACCAGCTAATGATAGCAATGATGCTAAAATTTCTTGGTCGATTTCAGCTGTGATTTCTTGAGCTAAAGCAGCCATTACTTCTGCTTCGATGTCAATACCCTGTTGAGCTTGAGCATCTTGTGCAGATTCAAATGTCCAGCGAGCTGACAATTTACGTGTCTTAGCTTCAACTGTTTGTTTCAAGATTTGAATGCTTAATCTGTTACCAGGTTGGCCTTCTAAAGAAGCTGTTGCTGTAGCCTTACCAGCTGCGCTTCCTGAATAACCTTCAGCAATCTTGAATGGGCTTAGTGCCTCTTCACCTGCTACTGTGCTTGGGCTACCAGATCCACTAAAGCTATCTGCGTAACGAACACGTAGAGTGTGGATTTGACCCACAGGACCAGTCATTGGTTGTACGCCTAACAACTCGTTAGCAATAACGGTTGGCATAACGCGACGGATTACTGGAAGAATCACGCGATTTAGTGTTGCAACGTTACCAGCAGAAGTAGCACCAGCTGTAGGACTTTCCATCAAATACTTACGAGTATTTTCTAGTGTAACTCCCATTACTGATTTTTTTGTGCCTTGTAAGCCTTCTAATAGGGCTTCCTTAGTTTCTGCCCAACGTCCGTTTAATAGTTCTGACATTTAATATTCTCCTTAGAATTTTAGTCCAGCTAGGCGACGGATATCGATAATATTACCTTCGTCCTCGCTGCTATGTTTGGTGTTGGAAATCTTATTTCCGGTTACTTCTTTAGCCTCTAATAGTGCCTGTTTCTTCTGCGGAGCTTTTCCGTTACCATTGATAACTGATGGAAGATACTTTTCAAAACTTTCGTTTAGTCTAGATGTCTTCACGCTCTCCATTAACTCACCCATGATTTCACGTTGCTCTGAATTTAACGGAGCAAGCAACTCACTCATGATTTCTTTTCTCTCTTGCGCTTCTTTTAGTTGCGCAATCTCTGCTTCTTTACTTTCTAATAGAGCAGCAGCTTGCTCAGCAGCCTGTTGGGCTTCTGATACAGCTAACTCTTTCAAGTCTATAACTTTGAGTAATTTTGCAGTTTCGGACTTCTCGCTTAGGTAACTAGTTTGATATTCGCTAGCGAATGCTTCAAATAGTTTACGTCCAAAATCGTTACGACGAGCAGCATCGATGTCTTCTTTCAAGCTGTGTAGTTCAGAACGTAGTCCTTCACTAACAACTTGCTCGACTTTCTCAGCAGCACGTTGCACAAATTGAGCTTTTACCTTAGCTAGTTGTTCTTTTCCTTCACGGATCAAACGTACTTTGGTTTCAGCCAAATCTTGTTTATCTTGTGCAAATTCTGTAATTTCTTGAGCTAGAGCCTCTACAACGAATTGTTCTAGTTTACCGAATTTAGTAGCCATGACTACTTGATCTTCATGCAACTCAGCAACTTCAGAAGCTAGTTGACGTGTAACGAATTCCTTCATTACAGCCGCTGTCTTCTTCTTTTCTTGAGCTAGCTTAACTTTCATTTCAGCTAGTGCTTTACGATCTTCAGCGAACTCAACGATTTCAGCTGATAAATGATCTGTTACCATCTGGTCGATGGCTTCGATCATTACACCCTTATCGTGCTCATACTTTTGAGCAAATTCTTCGCGTAATTGATGTGCAACTTCTTCACGGGCTTCAGTAATGCGTGACTCCCAAGCTGCTTCGATTGACTCTTGGATCTCTTCTGAAATCACATTGTTTTCAAATAATTGTTTTAATGCATCCAACATGTGATTCTCCTTATTATTGGAGTTTGTTTATTATTGCTAATAAACTCTCTTTGAGATATTTTTGTGCTTTTGGATCACCCTTAACTTCCTGCGCTATGCGTAAGGCATTATAACCACCACGACTGTTCATCAGGTGTTCATAAATTGGTGTTGGATATGCTCCAGGGGCACTAGGTTGAGCTACCATATCTACTGTGATAATCTCAAATTCTGATACTTCACCGGAACCGTCTTCTTTGACGTTTCCAGATCCGCGACTCGATACGCCTAATTTCACACCACTTTCAAGCATGGTGCGGATTAGTTGTCCCATTGGTGTAGGTAAAATTTTCATCTTACCGTAACCGTTAGGACCGTCCATCCACATATTTGTTATCATGTGTGACACACGGTCCAGGTTAATTTTTAGGTCATCTGGATGATCTACTTCACCAAGTACGGAATAACCGTTTTGAATCTGATCATTAAGGGTTTTGACAGCCTTGCCAATCTCGCTCACAGGGTAAACTCGTTGGTTAGCGTTACGTATACCACCTTGTATACAGATACCGCTAAGGTACAAGTTCTTCCCATCTTTGTCGTCAGACTCGACGATCATTTTAGCTTGGTCGAAACTTAAATTCTCACGTAAGTAGAGCATCTATTTGCCTAAAATTATTTCTTCTTGAAAGGACGTAACACGCTTTGTGTATTAGCTTCGCCATTGCGATCTAAATCACCTGTGCCTGCGCCTATCATATCACCTGGCTTAGCACCTTTTTTCTCAGCGCCATGTCCTGGTTCTTTCTTTTTAAATGCTGTGCTACCTGCATTTGCACCTGGCTTGTTAATGTTGCCGCCATCTTGCAATGTTGTTGTTGGCTTTAATAAACCACCTTTTGTACCACCAGCTTTAACACCTGCATCGCCATGTACTTCTACATCGCCACGTACGATATTAGCTGTTGTGCCACCCATGTTGTTACCTGGGCCTACGATTGATTTAGTATTAGCACCGTTGTCACCATGCTTTGGACTTGGAACTTTGTTAACGTATTCCATTAGACCCATGTGATCTAATTCGCTACCTTGCTCGTCACCTGCTGGCTCTTCGCCGCCAAATGATGGATCATCCATACCGTCATGATGCTCTGGCTCGTGATTTTCATCAGCCATTAGTTGTTCAAATTCTGCTTTTAGATCTTCTAAGGCATCTTCTAGATCCATAACACGATCTTCCATATCACCGTGCTCTTCACCTTCTTCACCTTCTTCATCATCAGAAACGTCGCTTACAAAGTCGTCGCCTTCATCGCCGCCAACTTCTTCACCTTCTTCGTCACCTGATTCTTCTTCACCTTCTTCTTCCTCTTCACCTTCTTCTTCCTCTTCTTCAGCAGACTCTTCTTCATGCTTCTTGTAAGGATTTCCTTGGTCTTGGCTGAAATCGGATTCTAGAAGTTCTTCATAGATTTCGCGTGATTTAGCTACTACGATATTGTGGAAAATTTCTTTTGCTGTTTCTTGATCTTCGTTGATCAATGCCTCAAGCATGGCTTCAAAATTAGTACGGTCAGTCATTGTTAGTTCTCCTGTGAATGATGGTTATACAAGGCTGTAAGATATTTACGCCTAAATGTAAAATAGTACCTTAAATACCGTCAAAACGACAGATTTTTTAGTAAAAATAGTTATGCTGCGGGTGCAGGGGGTGTAAAATACATTGAATGTATAAAGTCTAGTTCCTGTTCCTGTTCTAATATGTGTGCTTCGCTAGCCTTGCGTAATTCATTAATTTGACGCAGAGTTAGTCTAGTTTTACGTGTATCATTACGATGCATAGTGCTTGAATCAAGGTGAGGTTCATAACGCATATCGTTAGATGTGCGTCTAGTATCTGGATCTATATAGAATAGTTCGCGTAGAATCATATTGATATTTATGCTGCTGGTGCTGATGTTGGGCTTGGTGCAATAGGAGGAACTACGCCAGCATCGCCTTCTGCTGGTTCTCCCTGCATGTCTTCTGGTGCGCTAGTGTCTGATGCTGAAGATAAATCAGCTTCAATACCTGCTGCTGACAGACCTGCAGAGCGTAGTTCGCCTGATGCATCAGTGTCAGTAGGTTCACCTTTGCCAGTCTCTTCGCCCCATAGACGTTCATTTTCTGCAATCTCTTCATCGGTTAAGCCCAAGAAGCGTTTGAGTGCAAAGCGTTTGCTCATAAACGGCACTGCTTGTATGGTGTTAAATGTATTAATACGTTCTGTATCTAAAGATGCTTGACGGCTTGATGCAAAGTTTAATGGTGGATTAAAGCGAAGTTCAAAGAGGCTAGGATCAATATTAGCACCTTTACTAAACATATACATCTTAAATTCTTGATCAAATTTTTCAGTGATTAGTGCTTGTAAGCGTTCACAATACTTGTTAAAGCGTAGCTCTTGAATATAAGCAGTGCCTACACGTCCATCATTATAACTAGCTTGGCTATCATCTGCACCTGTTGGCAAATAGCTTGATGGAATACGCAAACCACGGAACAATTTATTAGTAAAATACTTTAAGTCGTCAATTTCACCAAGATTTGTACCACCGGGCAAGGTATCTACTTTACTGCCGCGACCTTCTGCTGTTGTTGGAAAGAAGTAGTCTTCGTTGATACTCAACGGGTTATACGCACTGTCTATGACATTCTGTCCACCACCAGTTTGCGATGGAATGCGGCGTTGATGTATTTCGTTCTTAACACGTTCAACAAAGGCCATAGCCATGTGTGCTGGCATATTACCTACGTCAATATGGAACACTCTGCGCTCTGGGGCACGTTGTATACGATAGATTAGAATAGCATCTTCAAGCAGTTCTTTCTGTTTGTAAACTTTAAAAATATTTTCCAACAGGCTATTACCAAACGGGAACATGTTGTCCAACCCTTCTGATAAACTAAGGTGTACCACATGTTTTGCATCTACTGCATGCTCTGTTTGTCCAATAGTAAAGCGACTACCTGTACTACTTGTTGGGTAAGCACTGCCAGTTGATCCGCCACTACCACCACCTTGGCCTAGGTATGAACCACCTGTAGCAATACCACCATTAGGTATGCGTGGATTTACATTAGGAGTGATCATTGTAGCGATCAAATCTTGGAAGTTTGGTGCTAGATCTCTAATTACATACTGCTCTGGATTCTTGCCTTCACTTTCATTTACGATTACTTTTGTAACCTTAGTTGGATCTACATAGGTCCATTTTTGTGTTTCAGGATCACGAATAAAAAATGCATCACCGTACTTGAATACGTTGCGAACCATACGGAAAATACGAGTATCAAAGCGTTGTAGCTTGGCCCATTGCTGTAGATATTCACCTAGGATACGTATTTCTGAATTAGTTGCCTTATGGCGATAGAATAAAGTAAACGGAGTCTTACCGTCTTTATTCTTTTGTGTACAAAATTCTGCTAGGATATCTAGAGCTGCGTTAACTTCCGGATCTGAGTCCATTGTTTCGTATTGTGCATAACGCTCTGAACGATTTGGTGCACCGGCATACACATCTGGTAAGTAGCTTGAATAATTTGATCGAGCTGGGCCAGGACGGCTGCCTGTAGAATTCATTCCATTAACTGGACTTAGTGCACCGCTACTAATAGGTGCTGGTGAAAAGTACTTTTTCCAACTCATGTATTATCCTTTAGGCCAACTTATTACCGGCCATAGCCCTAGTGGCTTTAACTTGTCTACCCGAATTATCTTTTAACGTTTCGGTATGTGCTACCATTTGTTCGATGCTCTTATTTAAGCGTTGTAGATCATCGTGCAGGACATCTAGAGTAACTGATCCACTGTTTGAGGGCATTGTATTCATGGTTTGAGCAGAAGCTGCACTCGATTTTACCATATTTGAAATTTCTGAAGGAACCTGCATGCCACCTTGCATCTGCTTCATCATGTCTTGCGGATTTGGAATCTTGTCCTTCATCTGACTAGTAAACTGTTGCATAAACTGCGGCAGTTGATTTTCTGGAAGTACCATTTCTTTGCCATGAAGTTTGAATGTGTCTATACTTTCTGCACCAAAGTCGTGGAAGAAATCTCCAAAACTTCCCATGGTACCCGAAGCTAATTTCTTAGGAGGATTAGCTGGATTATAATCTCCGCGGGCTGCAGGACTTGCACTACCTGGAACAATTTTGTTAATGTCAAATACTCGGTTAGCTTCGTCAGCTGTACGAGGATGTAGTGCATTCCTAATAGCCGAAGCAAGCTGTGATCCTGCATCGGATATTTCTTTTCCAACTTTAAGTGAAGTTGCATTTAATGTCTTGCCAAAGCCAGCACTAAAATCCTTTAGTGTACCATTAACATCATTTAGAGTACGACCTACTGCGGCCGCTGGATCTTTTTTACCGCCAGCGGCGCCTGCTAGTTCATCTTTGGCTTTAGCAGCTTTTTCGTCATTTATTTGTTTTACTCTAAGTTGAAATGCTGCATCGTCACCGGCTTTTAATTTGCCTTGGCGTACTTCTTCTGCTGCCTGCTCAAATGCAGCTCTGTCTGCTAATAGTGTTCTGCTGCCTGCAATAGCTTCACTAAACACCTGAGCAGATTTACTATTAGTTACTCCAGCTTGCATAGCTTGATTAGTAAATTCCTTTGTGGCCATCCTAGCATCAACTGCTTGTCTAGCTGTTGCCATATGTTCGTTTGCTAGTTTCTTTTCTTCATCGGTTCTTGCATTTTTCTGTTCTAATACTGCATTTTGAAAATCGATACCAGCTTGTCCTAAAGCTGATTGTAACAATCTACTATCTTGACTACGCACTTGTCCATATAAAGTTATTTCAGTAGCCATGTCCATAAATTTAGGACCCATCGGACTTACTGCTGCCTGCATGTCACTAAATGCTTGCCTTCCTTTGAGATCTTGTTGTAGATAGTAGGCTTGAACTGCTGCTTTATCTTGTTGTGCTTGAATATCTTTTTGTTGCTCAGCACGACTCTTACCAAACAATCTAGCATTTTTATCTAGCTCTTCGGAGAATCTTGCAGCACTTTCTGCTGCTTGTAGTTTACCCGCTTCGTCTAATCTATTAATACCGATCGCTCTGTTATAATAAACTAGAGTAGCATCATTAATTTCTTTCTGGCTAACCCCTGCTTCTACCAGTGTTCTTGCAATATTAGTTTCCTGAACTCCCTTATCTAAAGCTAATAAGGTTCTTGCACCATCATTGACTGTGCCACCAAAGGCTGTTATTGTAGTTGCATTTTTTCTAATGGTCTCGGTATATTCGCTGAACGACATACGAGCACCTAGTACTGCTTCAGCAGCTTCGCCTAGTCTATTGCCAAAATTTCCACCGGATTGGCCAGCATCATTAAGAGCTTGGTTCATTGTAAGTGCTGTATTACCAACAGTACTAAATGCATTAGAAATTATACCGCCGGCAACAGGAATCCTATTGAGCATTGCGGTTGCTTGCTGTGTAGCATCGGCGGCAGCATATTGACCTGTAGCAAATTTACCAGCAGCATTGATAGCACCGCCTAGCCCATCGCCAAGTTGTTGTCCTGAACTACCAAATCCACCACCAGTGTCACCTGTACGATTACCTAGGACGCTTCTTAATGCATCAGCGTTCATTCTTGCAAAGTCTTGAGCGTCCATCTCTCCTACGGTAGGCATTATTTTTTCCTTAAAAAGTGCGTATATAAATACACGGGTATAAGTTATATTTATCAGGAGCCCGATATGGCCACAAATCCATTACAAAAGTATTTTAGACAACCTAAAATCTACATTAGTTTACCTTCAAAAGGCATTTACAATCCGCCAGGATCAGTAGTTGATCCGGATCACATGCCTGTATTTGGTATGACTGGAATGGATGAAATCATGCTTAAGACTCCTGATGCTTTAATCACAGGCGAAAGTACAGTGACAGTGATCGAAAGCTGCTGTCCTAATATCAAAGATGCTTGGGAAATCAGCAATTTAGATCTAGAAGTAATACTAGCGGCTATCCGTATAGCTACCTATGGCAACATGCTCAGCATGGGTCATACCTGTAGTAAATGTTCTACAGAAAATGATTATGATTTAGATCTTGGCACTATGATTGATCATTTTAAAACATGCCAGTATGATAACGAAGTAGTATTTGATCAATTTAAAGTCTATATACGACCATTAAGCTATCGTGTATCATCGCAGTTTGCTGAAAAAAACTTTACCTTGCAGCGCCAGATGAATCAAGCTAACGACATAGAGGACGAAGAAGAACGCAAAAAATTTGTCAACGGTCTATTTGAACAAATGGCCGAGCTACAAAAAGAAATCTACTGTGCAGGTATTGAATCAGTACATGCTGGATCCAGTATAGTTACAGAAAAAGAATGGATCAAAGAATGGCTTGAAAACTCGGACAAGGATGTATTTTTAAAAATACGCGATCAGATTGTTGCTAATCAAAAGGCCTGGGACACACCGCCCCACAAGGTCATCTGCGAATCCTGTTCCGCTGAGGACACTGTTTCGGTATTCTTGGATCAATCAAATTTTTTCGGCAACGCCTAACTAGGTTATCGAGCCAAGAAATTGAAGAGTACTTGGTTAGGCAAGAACAAGAAATTAAGCAGTTTAAAGAAGAACTCAGCAGAATAAGCTGGTTCATGCGTGGGGGTGTTACTCTACACGAGCTACTGCATATCTATTCTAGCGATGACAGAGAAGCCATGTACGCAATAATTAAAGAAAATCTAGAAGCCAGCAAGACTGCTCAAATGCCCTTGGTTTAATCTGTAGTCTTGGCAAATCCGGAACCAGCTTGCCATCCTGCTCGGATACTGGCATCGTTGCTGGGTAGTGTAATAGCACTGTCACCGCTGGTACTGTCTACTCCGGTACTGGGTTTTTTAAACTTATCATAGTTGCCCGGAGCATACTTGTTCTGTGGAGCACCGATAGCACTTCTAATACCTGCTTCAAGCTGTGAATAAATGTATTCTGGGCCAGCACCAAACACAGTTTCAATACCTTGACCAATAATGGGCAGTGTTAGAGTTTTGGCTAGCAGTTCACGGCCACTGGTAGTGTTAAGATACGCAATGACCGCAGCACCAGCGGCTTCGTCTGTGAGATGCAGTAGGCTAACCAGTCCGCTGGTTCCCGGAATGAATCCAAGGATAAGTCTTATTGGACCCAGTGCTATCAATGTAATAGTATGTGCTGCCAAGGTAGCCACGATACTTTCAGTTAAGACTGCTACTTCAGCTTGTCTACGACTGTCAAATTCTTCTTTGCTGATACTTCCGCTGTCTAACTCTTGTTTGTTAGCCTTCATATGTTGAAAGTATCTATTAACACTGAGTCCAAGACCTAGTGTTGTAAATAGCCCAAGTAACTTGCTGGTCTTAGCCATTACATCAGTTTTACCACTGGCAACTGCTGGCAATGTAGCTGCTGCTACTCCTTTAGAGTTTTTAGCAAGACCTTTCAGAGCTCCTAGCCCTTTAGCCAAGATTCCTTCATTTGCGATTATTTCATAGACTTTCATGCGAATATTTATCTAGCCTTATAAGAAGAACTTGCGTTCTTCTGTTCTTCACTTCGCTCGAACTAATCTCAATCTTTAGACTATAGTAAAGTGCGAAGCACTGTAAATATTATCTAGATTGTTCAGTCACACTTTGCCCAGGTCGGGCAAAGTAAACAAAACAATATACACAACATTATCTGAGTTGCACATTGTCACAGTAGCGGTATGGCATTACAGAGGCGGTCATCCTGTACCTCGAGCCAAGTCTTTATATGACGGCGGTTGCTACGCATTCGCTACCATGCATAACAACGTAGGGTTTTTCTCCCTTCTTTTAGCCTGTTTAAAATTTTCTCTTATAAATCAAACGGATTAAAGGCACGTTCCGTCGGGGTCCTGTTAAGGATACTGAAATATAACTCTGCTACCGGTCAGAAATTCCTTGCCCTGCGACCCGTGGTCCAGTTAAAAGGCGCCTACAACGCTGGCGAAAGCTGTTAATTTGGTAGTTTACTGCCTAGTTTTCTTGGAGTTTACGTATGTGTGAACCATGTACACGCACTTGGATATGACCGTTATAATAGTCATTTGACTCCAAGACACGCCGACTAAACTGTTCACGAGCCTCTATATATGAGCATTCTGCTTTACTGCCACAGTAGTACAGTATCTCTCTGTGGAAGTTTTCCGGACCTAACTGCGCAACATCCTTGCTTAGTTCCGGGCTTGAACCATAATATTCACGCCAATCGCTGTCAATTTTGCTGCGGATTTTCTTTTTCTTCTTAGTGCCGTTCTTCAACTTTACAGTCTTGTAGGTCGTTTTACTGAATTTTGCTAGTTTTTTGCCTATGTACATACGTCCGCTGGTGCGAT